GGGCTTTAGCAAAAGACAAATATATAAAGCTCTAAAAGAAACTGGAATTCCTCGAAAGGAACTAACTAAAATTATAAACAATAAGTTTGACCCTATAAAAATAAGTCGGTCTTTACTTCGTGAAGTTGCCATGGAAGTAAATGTTAAAAAAGAAAACAGACTTCTTCAACGTCTTCCCACGGAAGAAGTCAACGCAATTCGTAGAACTTTGCAAAACACAGAGATAATTCCAACGCAGTCGCAACCTACGGAAGAATACACACTTCCAGAACCAATAGGATATGTACTTCCAGAACCAATAGGATATGTACTTCCAGAACCACTGGGTTCCGTTAACTCATCACAACCCACTGAATCATTCATCGCGCCTGTAACTGAGGCAGTCAGTGGAGCGGTGGACACGGTCAGTAACTTCGGCGAGGGCTTGTTAAACAGAGCACGGACCTTTGCCCCTGGTCTCTTAGGAGACCCTAAGAACCAAGCGATTGTAGATCGAGCACAAGATAATCAGTGAACCTCGATTGTTAACTTAATGCCGTTGCCTCCAAACAAACGAACCAGTTCGTCCGCCGCAGCTTCGGCTTCTTCTATTATAACACGGTCGTCAGTCATGGACGCTAGGTTCAAGGACATACCAACGAAGTCCATAAGCGCCTGAACTTGCATAGGGTGCATCTGTCTAAGCCCGAGGCTTGTCATATCTGGATCAATCATTCTATTTCTCCCCAATCATCTTGGATATCTACGTCAATTTTAGATGGCACTTTGAGCTCTACGCCATTTTCCATAAGGTTTTTAATTTGTTCCGTTTGCTCTGCGCCATCTATGTTAAAGCATAACTCATCATGGACCGTGAGCATAGGAGTATGTCCCGCGTTGTAGCAATCAAGCATCGCCTTCTTGGTTTGGTCGGCTGCCGATCCTTGGATCAATCTGTTCAGCGCCTTGTAGGTAAAGGCCCTTCGTATCCCCATGCCGTTCACCCCTGCGTATTCTTTCAACGCTTCATCGTGGGGCAGAGGTTTGCCTGCGCCAAACTTAGTGGGCTCCCAGAGATGGAACCTACACTTGCGGCCCAGTAGTGTACGGATCTGTCCAGTGTTTGCGGCTCGCCTTGCCGCCATCTCCGCCAGTGCCTTAACAAACGGAACCTTATTGCGGTGCTGGGTCAGGAGTTCTTTCGCTGCCTCGGGAGACAAATCGATCTGGTCTGCCAACTTACCAACGCCCATGCCATACATGATTCCCAGGTTCACAGCCTTTGCTGCCTTACGGGAGATGCTTGCCAAGTCTGCCACCATCTGGTGCAAGTCTACGTCTGAGGTGTTGTACTCCTGAACGATCTCATCGAGCAAATCTTTACGAGGCATCTCCCCAACACTGGCCGCGAAGTGTACCAACAATCTTGGCTCTTGGCTAGAATAATCGAACGATCCCCACTTGTATCCCTCTTCTGGGACAAACAACCCACGGATTAACTTCTTGATGTCCTTATCTCTTGCCGGAATTTGTTGAAGGTTAGGGTTGCTTGAAGAAAATCTACCCGTTACCGTGCCGCCCTCGTCCCTTCTGGTAGAGTGGAGCTCGGTGTGAATGCGTCCGTTGTGCTCGTGCCGCAGGATGCTGTCGATGAATGTGCTGTCAGCCTTGTCGAACTCACGGAGCTTGACTAACTGCTGGCAAATCTCTGACGGGTGGCTGTTGAGCCAAGACTTTGTGAACGATACAGCGCCCTTCTCGGTCCTTGGATACTTCAGGCCCAGCTTGTCAAACATCTTTGCAATAGAAGCGGAGGCCCAGATATCTACGTCCAAGCCTGATGTTGTCTTGATAGCCTGACGTAGCTCCTTGGTCTTTCCACGGATTAACTTCTTGTTCTTGTCCGCCTTGTCCAAATCCACGCGCACCCCGTTGCTTCTCATGTCCAGCATGCAAGGGATCAGGTCTGTCTCTATGTTCCATATGTTCCAGAGCTCTTGGTCCTCGAGCTCGACCTTCAACGCCTGCCACAGTTTAAGTGTAGCTACAGCATCTCGCTCGGCGTAGGCTCCCACATACATAGGAGGAAGTTGCCACATCTCTGCCTTGGGATCGATGCCCCACGCCTTGGCTGCGGCCTTCAACAACTTCTCGTCCTTGCGGATGCCAGCATAGTCTCGAGCCATAGCGTCAAGGCCAAAGGACCAACGGTTCTCGTCCACCAGTGCACCAGTAATCATGGTGTCAATGATCTTGCCTTTGATCTCTACGCCCTCGGCTCTCATCCACCCCGCATCGTAAGTTGCGTTGTGCATAATCACATGCATGTCAGGCACAGCCATCTGTTTGCCAAGCCACCGCATAGCGATCTTGGCGTCTAGGTTGTGACCGTTCTCGTGCCTGATCGGGAAGTACCCTTGGTATTCCCCCGCAGCAACAGCGATGCCTATGATGTGCCCATCCTTGCGCGACCAACCTGGGCCCAAGGTTTTGATGTTTGGGTCCTTAGTCTCAAGGTCTACTGCCACCTCTTTGTACCCTGTTAAATCAGGGAACTCCGTAGGTATATTCCAGTCCTTGTCAATCAAGTCCATCTCACCCTTGAACTCATGGTGTAGATCACTGCCAAACAAACTATTCATCCTTGATTTTCCTATGAAGTGCAAATCTCTCGTCTGCCTCACGGGTTTCCTCAGAGAACTCAGCGCCGAGGGCCGTGTACCCTGCCTTATCCGTCCATGAGTCGTCATGGTCTAGGGTCTCAAGCAGGCGAGCCGTCTTCAACCAGTCCATCATCAAGATAACATGTTGCTCGGTTAGGTATCCATGGCTCATCAGTGCACCATTCATTATGATGTTCCAGCCATTTGCTATACGACTGTGGTTTGTAAAGGCATCGCCGTAGTCCTTGGCTCTCTGACCATTGATCAGTTCTTTTGCCTTGTCTAAAATTTCATCACGTTTCATCTTCTGTCTCCCTTGGGTAATAAATTAATACAAAAGTGTAGCATTTTGGGCAGGAAAGATTCGACACAATAGAATGTTCTTCGTCATCCTCACAGTCGTGATCTCCTCCCCAGATTAATTCAGCGGTGCAGTGTGGGCAGTTCATTGTTCTTTCTCCAGTGTGCTGGTCCGTATCTTTGGACGGATGCTGCTCGTCATTGGTGTTGGGTGCGCATACGAATAGAATATATGCTGGTCTATCCGTGCTATTCGGTACAGTTTGTTTCGCCATATCGGGCGCACCTTAGTAGTGTGGTAGTGATCAGCGTCGCTGTACGGCAAGATCCCAGGATCCTTTAGTATCTTCTCCGCTAATGCTGTAGCGTTTTCCCACGCCCTCTTGTTCTTGGCCCTCGGTACTTTGCCCTTCCTTACGAATGAGAACTGGCGGTCCTCCATGACCACGCCACATACGGACGAGGGCCACCTCTTGGATTCCACCCTGTTTATTATAACCTTGGCAACCATAAGCTGGGCTTGGTAACTTTCTCCTCGCGCTTCATGGTACAAAGCCAACGCAAGACACATTGATGCTATCATATTGTGTACCTGTAGTTGTTATTAGATTGTAAAATGTACAAAGATTCTCGTGCCCTTGTGACGCCAACGTAGAACGCTCGGTGCTCATCGTCAGGGTACTTGCTCTGAACACACGCCTTGGTAGATGCTGTGTACACTACGCAGTTGTCGTCCTCGCCGCCCTTCATGGCGTGGAACGTAGATATCTTAATCCGTGGTGGTGACAGAAGATCCTCGCCCCTACGTTGGATGGCCTCGATGTACGTTTGCATACTGCCAGACACCTTCAATACTTTGTATGCAGCAAACTCTGGGCCGCACAGAAGTCCGTACTCTGATCTAAGTGTATCCATATCTATTTCGGCATCAATCTCCAGAGCCTCCAGTAGTTTGGCAGAGCCGCGTTTAACCACAGCGTCCGTGCCCTGCTTGGGTAGGCCAGAGTACAATGTCTTGACCCGCTCCAACCCTAGCTTCTTGCCTTGGCACAGCTCATCCCAAGCCATGATGTTGCCTATCAACTTCTGAGATATACTGGGACGGCCTTTGACAGAGTACTTAAACCCTGTGTTCGAAAACCAC